ATTCCAAAGTAAACTAAAAAAGGCGGCATTAAGTTTGATGAAGCGCCGTGCTTATTTCATCAAAGCACTCCTGTGATTCTTTAGCGTCCATGATCTGGCGACACACTTCCTCGGCAGCGTACCACGCCAGCAGGTTTCTAAACTGCAGGTCTGATGCCACGTCACTGGATCCGTTAAAGGTTTCTATAAAATGGAGAATAGAATCAGAGCCACAGTCAGAGTACGAGTCCCACAACATCTGCCAAATCTCCTCTTGGTACTTTTCATAAAAAGCATTCGTGTCTGCATAGTATATCAGCTCAGGGATCGTGCCTCCCTGGCAGCCGTTCAGGACAACGTCAGAGATGGTACTCTCATCCAGGTTACTTGTGATCCATTCCTTGATGGAGTCTTGTTTAAATTCTACTGGCATGATGGACCTCCTCTCTCCAGTCCACGAACCAGGGGCACCTGTCCCAGCCGTGTTGAAATAATAATCGGTATTCGATGTGCTTGAAATGGTAATTCATTTTTCTTTCTCCTTTGTTTAAGGCTCCCCGTGCATATGTCCACTTGCGACAGGGATTAAGTGATGACCCTATAAAGTGGACAGGGCTACACATACCTTGTAATATATATAGTCCTAATTAGTTAGGATGTCAAGAGGCAAAACAAAACTTTTTCAAGAATTAGTTACTCCTGCTGTCCAGAACCCAGCTCCCGGGGCTGCCAGCTCCTGTATAATAGTAATACTAAGAGGTCATCGGGTAATGGGGAATGGACAATGGAAAAAGGGTGGTGAGCCGAGGACTTCGACTCACCGTTTTGTTTAATGTTTGGCTAACTAAACAAAGAAGGAAGAACTTAGGAGTAGCAGAATGTACTCCTGCTGTCAACCATCACAGCCCGGGACTGGCTGCAGGATTTTTTATTAAGAGGTAATGGTGGTGGGCCGTGGGAATGGAGGCTAATGGAGCTTGGTACTGGAACTACCATCAGGAGTCCAGCAACCCAGTAAGTGCATCAGGAGATCCCAGCTCTGGGACCTGGAACCGGGGGCGATGGAACAAAGGACGGGTTTATCGTTAATGGATAATGGATCACGGACAATGGAGCCTGAGAATAATTTAAGGGTCTTCGAAAGAGGGTCTCTGGCAAGTACAAACACAGGACAGCCAGCAGAATAATGCCTGTGGATCCACGCAATTTGATGCGCTGAGAAGTTAAGTTTATTATTGGTTATTATCTTCAACTCTAACCAAAAGCCCCTTTTCCAATATCCAAACAGATCAGGGATACCCAAACCTGTAGAGCTTTCAATTCTAGTCCAAATTATTGATTTAGTGTTATTTTTTAACTGTTTCCAGAGGTTTTTCTCTTCTGCCATGTTTAATTATCCAGCACCTTTCTTCTTCAAGATCAACCATCAATAACTCAACTCTGAGTTTCTTTTGCAATGCAGTCAGCGTACGGTTAATTGGTTTACCTTTTTTGTTTCCTTTTGCATATTTCAAAGCCGTTTTAACGTCATACAAATGAACTTTTCCACGCTTATCAATAGACACAATATCGACACAACCAGTGTCATGAATCGTCTTGAAGACTAGATTCCCCTTCTTCAATAAGTAAGTCATCGCCAGACTCTCCGACAGGTGACCCTTCAGATGTGTCTTGGTCAATAATTTCATACTCTCCAGGAATGGATAGTTTTTTTCTAAGTTCAACTAGTTTCTCCTCTACTTCTCCAACAGACATTGAATCAATCGTGCCATGCATGATTTCTTTCTTGTCAACATAAAGTCCAGCTACCATGCCTCGATATTTCTCGGCAGCAATAGCCCCAGTGTAATTACCAGCAGCCTCCGCCGAGTCTCTCAACTCAGCTAGTTTTTGTACGTGAGATTTGTAGGAAATGGAGTATCTCCTAGCCAACTCAGCTCTTCTACGTTCTATTTCATCTACCACACGAGGGTAGTATTTAGGGTTTTGTAATTGACTTGCATTCACAGTAGCCCCACTTTCTGCATATCCAGCGTCCAAAGCACACTGTTTTGCACTCTGAATATGTCCTTTTTCGATGAAAATATCGACAAATTTCTGCTGTTTTGGGGTCAAATCGAGTGTTTTTTCCTGTTTTTTTGACATAGTTTTTTCCATTTTTTAACTTACGACCCTCAAAAAACCCTTATTTATCAACAAACTGTGTAAACCAAGAGCAATCCGTTTACAACGAGATGACAACTTATTTACAGAGGGAACCCGCGATATATATATCTTTTTACTATATTGTAAATATGTAAACCGATTTCGCTGATTTTTTACAAGTTTAGATTTAATTTCTGTAGAATAATATATATATTGGTTTACATGAGATTGGTCCGTGTTTCGTGGTTCGACACTATTGAACATCCAACAGGATGGTATGAACCCGAAGATATTAAAGATCTTGACGATGCCCCCTTGGTACATAGTTATGGCCTCATCCTTAAAGAAAATGAAACAACAATTACATTGATAGCGGATCTAATACCGTCAGATAAGACTTTTGGTCGGGGGACCACGATCCCTAAAGGAATGATCAAAGAGATAAAAGACATCTCAATTATAGATTAACAACTCCACCTTGAGCAAACATACCTGTAGTAAAAACAGATTTACCTTGACTAGCCAATCCTGCGTTGTTCATCCGTGTTAAAGATTCCAACAAGTCGGCATCACTAATATTGGGACGATCAGTCTTAACACGATTAGCAAGAGATTGTCCAAACTCAGTCAAATTATTTAAGGTTCCTAAGGATCCAGACGTTTGCATCATATTAGCATTAGGCATAGGTGCATTAGTTATAGGTGTATCAGTCATAGGCATAGCCGTAGTAGCAGTTGTACCTGTAGAAAAGGGTGTACCTGTAGCTGCCTCAAACGCCTGTTGATAGGTCATTCCTCCCTGTAATAACTGTCCATACTTTCGTTGTGCTTCAGGTCCCGCAGCTTGTAGTTTTCCTGCGATGTCTCCTGGGTTAAAAACTTTCGATCCGTAAGTTTGAGCCGCTTGTAAAATGTTTCCGAGTGGAGACAGCTGTTGAGCAACTTCAAAGGCTTGACCGGGTAATTTTGCAATTCCACCTAACATATCTCCAGCACCTCGAGCAATGTCACCAATAAATTGTCCTAGTGTCGGAGCTTGTGCTGTCAATTCAGGTCGCATCATTGATAAAATAGTTCGACCTTGTGCATCTTTCATAGGAACATCAGCACCAGACATTTGTAAACGCATGATACCATCAGGGCCCCTCACTTCTTTACCACCAATTGATTGTGCGTTGAAATACTGTTTTGATTTATCTAAATATCTTTGATAGTCCAAACCTCTTGATGGTACTTTTTGCTGAAGGTTTCCAGCCATTTCAATAAACTTATCTTTTCCACCAGCTTGATTAAACATGATGTTCTGATCTTTTTGACTGTAGTTTTTAAAAGAATCACCGCCTGGTGTATATCCTGAACCTGGACCTGTTGGTCTGGAGGAAGGTTTACTATAACCACTAAAAGAGGGAGACGAGGTCCCTGGTCTTTGAACACCTGTAGGTGCTCTCTTATTTAAGTTACCTGTAAAACCTCGAAACGGAGCCATTATTTATTTCTTTTTCTATCGTTAATCAATCGCCTAAGCTTATTTCTCATTTCAGGTGTCAATACAGGTCTACCCGTTTCTAATTTTTTAATAAACTTATCCAGTTGATCTGGAGTCTTTACTTTTCTAGGTAGGGGTGTTCCACGCTCAAATTCGGGTTTTAATTTTCTAGGTGGTTTACCGAATGGGCGATCAAAATCGGGTCTTCTAGGTCCTCCTTTAAAATCTTTTGGAGCTAACTTCTTTACTTTTCTACCTTGTTTGCTTTGCATTCCTGCTTTGGAAGCAGAACCTAAAATCATAGATGGACTTGATCCTTTAGGTTTACCTGTAGCTTTTGCTTTTTTAACAGGACGACCTGTTGGCTTTGGGGAAGCTCTTAGTATTTTTGGTGCCATATTAATTTCCTTTCAATTTCTTTCTCATCTGTGCAGGCGTCAATCCTAACATATTAGCCGCTCTTTTTATATCATCAACATTTAGTCTGCCTGAAGGTTTTCGTTTTCTTGCACGATCATAAGTAGTTTCTAATTTTAATCTTGAGGAAGAATCTGTTGCGCCTGCTTTTCTTCTTGCTTTGACGTTTTTTATCATATCTTTAAAGTCTTTTTTAAGTTCTTGACGTCCTATGGTTTTCTTACCTTTTACAATTTTTCCTACAAGCGGCACTGCACCGGCTGCTTTTATAATTTTTCCCATACCTGTTAAAGCTTTACGTAGGGGCTTAGTTCTTCTTTGTCCCATTCTTTTTTTTGGTGTCATTCCTTTAGGCATTGTTTACTCCTTGGTCCGTGTTCCGTGGTTAATAATCTTGTGTCTACAGTAGGAACATAACAAAAATAAATGTCAAGCGCAAAGATTTATTGACTTTTAAAATCGGAGTTTGATACAGTAATAGGTACGCACTAACGCATATAAGGGAGGTTTATCATGCAAGAATTAGAAAAGAAATTAGAAGAAGCGTACATAGTCATTGCTCTGTTACAGGCGCAAATATCAGAAAAGAAATAAGACTATGTGGTGGTCGGTGAGCCTTGATTCAAGGCTCCAGAACCCCTAGTTACAATCTTATGCCACTGATCGTGGGTAAATTCCTCACT